TCATCGTTTAACCCCTCTGATAATCACAAGCTCGCGAATGGTGTCGGTGACGGCGGTTATTTGCGTGCCGTCTGCCAGTGTCAGGTAGGTGCATTGCTCACCTGCTGCCGGGCATCTCGTTTCGGAGACGATGACCTGCTTATCCACTTCGAACTGCACGCCTGCCACATTCATAAAAACAATTTTTCGCTCAATGCTGGTTAGTGGTTTACTCATTCGCTGCTCCTTATTTCAGGCGTAAGGGAATCCCTCCGCCGTTGCGGATGTTTTCTTGCTTTCTGGTAATTTCCGGTTATTTATTTATGGCGCTTGTCGCCAGTAAATAATGATTCGATGGTTTTAATGCCGTTAATAATTCGCATGATTCCCACCGCGCAAATAATGGCGAGGATGAGAATTAACCACGAGATAAGAATATTCATGCCAGCTCCTCAATGAGATAGGGTTTAATCAGGTCTTCGCCAAGTTCTTTCGGATAGATAACCTTTAATTCTGCCAGCGCTTCGAGGTCGCCGCTGGCTGTGGCGGCGATATACAGCCCAAGAATCCCACCCTGCATTGCGCGGAACGATTGCTCATCATAGGCGACACCGTTGCTCGCAAGGGTTAGGTGATAATTCTGAAGTATGTCGTTAGCGATTTCTTTGTAGGCTCTTTTCATCTTATCGCCTCTCATGTCTTATTAAGACTGGCTCAGGGCTTATTAAGCCGACTTTTCTTTAGTAATCCGGGTGCTGAAAGCTGCGCCCCGCGATTAAGCGGTCGGCAGTTCGCAGGGCTTCGTGTAGCGTGAAATCCTGCCCGAACTGGTTGTCGCCGCTGCTCAGTGCAAAGATGCGGTTTCCGGTAAACGGATTGCGGTTGCATCTGTGGATCACGAGTCCAGCCTGCTCAATCAGCCAGGTGTGTTCCCCAGTTTGTTTTACAACGTGACCGCCTGGTGTTGCGTGTGTTTCGCGCAGGCTCCAGCGGTTATTGCTGCGTGGCGCACTGTTACGGATATATGGTTGTGAATAATGTTTTCGCATTATTGATCCCCTGGTCTTATTTTTCCTTCTATGCAATCTTTTATGTGTATCAAAAACTTCTGGGCTTCTCCTTCCGTTTCGAAGACTCTCTCCAGATAGAAATTCTGATAGTGTATATAGATTGATGTTCCTACCTTTGTTGTGGCTATTATGTATTTTACTTGAAAGTGCAATATGTCATCATTTTTGGAGATTAATACTTGTCTTGGGGTCATGTTGTTGGCTCTTGTTATTTGCAGTGGTGATTAATTTTTCCTGTTAATTGCAGGAAGGAGAATTGCGCCGCTCAAAAGAAAACCAAAATCTATGGCAAACAATATGATTGCAATTAGCTCTGCTTTGCTCAGGTCGCACATGGGAAAACTCCTTTTGGTGTTATGCCGCTGATTGCGATTGATGGGAGTATCTTGGTTTTTTTTTCGAGACTTCTCGCCCTTCGCGAATCTTGAGATTGATTTTCATCATCTCGCGGTAAAGCGTTTTGTTGTTTCGAATCTCATTGATAAATAGATGCTCGCGTGGTGTCAGCGATGCTTTGTTGTTGATAATTGCGGCCCAGTAGTGCTGGAGTCTGATAAATCGCTTAGGTCGTGTTGCGTCTGGCGTGGCGTATTCCTTAATAAGCAGGCTTTCGTTTCGGTCCATGATGTTTTTGGCTGCTTTGTAGGTGCGCCCCGTGATGTATGCAAACTCCTCTGGGCTAACAAACTCCTGTTGTTGTAAGTCGCTCAGACTCATATCACGTATGCGTCCAGCCTGCGTTGAACTCATTTTGCACACGTTCATCGTGATGTAGCCGTCTAATGGATAGAGACGGCAATGCTGATGTGTCGTGATTTGTTCAAAATCTCGTTGTTTTGCCATTTTTTGATACACTCCAAGGTTGCCATTGATTGAGGCTTGCTTAGCCTAATCGGCCTTTGACGGTGTTTTGCCGTTTTAGGCTAGGAATGTTGTTTTTGCGTAACTATATGGAGTACTCGTAAATATGTCAAATACTCAAGGTGAAAAGTTAGCGATCATGCGAGATTCGGAAAGGCTAACAAAACAGCAATTTGTTGATTTAGTAGGGCTTAATTACACAACCTATCACGGCTATGAGCGTGACAAATCTAAGATGACATTGGAATCTGCAATTAAGATATTTGGTCACCCCCGTTTTCATAAGTATCAGAATTGGTTTATGTATGACCGCATCGACCCAGAACACGGGCAAATAGCCCCGGCTCTCGCACACTGTGGGCACGTCGAAACAACGTCACCCCAATCAGGGAAACAGACTGGTTAACTCTTTATAAGGAATACGTTTTCTCTATCTGTTTTCAAGATGGAGAATGGACTGTTGGAGGGTCTTCTTATGTCAATTAAGAAGCTCGAAGATGGTCGCTATTTTGTGGACATTCGACCCGACGGAAGTAAGGGAAGGCGCATTCGTCGGAAGTTTGAGAAAAAAAATCTGGCTGTAGCATTTGAACGCGAAGTTCTTGCTGATCGCCCTTCTGTTGATGTTTTCGGTAATCTTCTGGACAAGCGATATTTAAGCGATTTCATTGCGACGTGGTGGTTACTGATAGGTCGTCACAAGGATTACGCGAATCGTAGACTGAATAACCTCCAGTGTATTTGTCTTGATATGGGTGACCCTATGATGTACGAGATTGATGAACGCATGGTTGCTGAATATAGATCGCGCCGTCTCGATCAAGGGGTTAAGGCATCTACAATCAACCATGATCTTTTTGCGTTTAGCGCTGCGTTAAAGGCTATGGCAGAGATTGGTGAATATCACGGTAGTAACCCTGTATTGTCGCTTCCTCGCCTCAAGGAAAAAACCCCAGAGATGGCTTATCTTAATCATGAAGAGATTGGTGCGTTTCTTTCTATCTGCAAGGGTTCGGGAGATTATTACCGAATGGCTGTCCTTTTGTTGTCTACAGGCTGTCGCTGGAATGAAGCATATCAGCTAATGGGGGAACATATTATCGGTAATAAGGTTGTATTTAATTTCACAAAAAATAATAAGCGTCGGGTTGTTCCTGTTTCTGATGATGTTGTTAGGCTTGTAAAACATCGCAAGGAGGGGCGTTTATTTCGGGTGAGTTATAAATGGTTTAGGCTGAAACTGAAGGTGGCTAAGCCTAATTTGCCGGACGGTCAAGCGGTTCATGTATTGAGGCATACATTTGCCACCCATTTTATGATGAATGGGGGGAATATTATTTCTCTTCAAAAAATCCTCGGTCATGCAGATATATCTCAGACAATGACTTATGCGCATTTTTCGCCGGATTATTTAAGCGATGCTGTGATGCATAATCCGCTATGTGATATGTCCATTGAGTGTCCACATTTTGAGGAAAAAGGGAGGTAG